TCGCATCGTCTCCGCGGTGTCGAGGCTCTCTTCCTTCATGAGGCCCTTGATCGCTGCCCATTGGGCGATGTAGTCGACATACGGGTCCAGGAGGTCGTTGAGCAGGTCGCCAGACGTGACGAAGGGAATCGGCTTGAAGAGGTAGTAAAGCGCGTAGTTCCCCGCGCAGAGGCTCGCGGGCTCGACGAAGATATTCGTGCCCTGGATGTCGTAGGCGAGCTCCCTGCCGCCGCCCCACGCTGGCAGGACGCCCTGCGCGTCACGCTCGCCGAAGTTGAAGCGCCGAAGCGTGCGCCTCGAGCTGGGCACGTTCGGGTCCTTGGTGATTCCACCCTCGCGGAGTTGGCGGAAGTCGGCCGGCAGCGCCACCGCGTTTCCTCCCAGGCCCGTCAGCGTGAATGACTGCGTCTTGTGGAAGCGGGCGGGGGCCTTGATGACGAGCAGGCGATAGAGCCGCTCCATTCCCTGGTTGATCCAGCGAATCCACGTTGCCTGCCCGACCAACGTGTTGTTGACGAGGTCGGACAGGTCTTTCGCGTCGTCGATGATGTCGCTGCAAGGCGTAGCCAATGGCTACCCCTCGTCTGCGGCGGGCCCCGCGTTGTGGACGAAGTCGCGCAGAGCAGCCGCGAGCGCCGGGACGTCGATCCCTTTCGGGTCCATGCCCAGCGCCTTCGCCACTGCAGCCGCCGAGTCTTCCTCGGGGCTGTAGTCGTCCCCCGACGTGTCGCCGGGGTCGGGCTCCGAGTCGCTGGCCGCCGGCTTGAGCTTGCCCGGCGGCGGCAGCGACGCGACGATTTCCTCCACCGCTGGCTTCACGGCGAGTCGCTCACCACGAGCTCCCAGGAGACGATGTCACCCGAGGTCGGATTCGTCAGCGTCGCCCCATCGGCCGCGGTGCAGTTGATGGAGAACGTCGAGAACCCCGAGGTCCCCGCCCACGACGCGGCGGAGATGCCCGTGATCGCGGCGTCCTTGGCGGCGTTGGGCACCGTGCCCGCGGTCGGACCGCACATCATCGCGAAGCCGGAGATGGCTCGGCGGTATCCGCGGTGGATGACGCCGTCGTACTGACCGGCCGCCGCGTTCTTGGTGAACGTGACGCCGCAGTCCCGCTGCCCGCTCTGCGCCGAGATGGTGCCCGCCGCGCCGATCGTGATCGTGCCGCGCAAGGTCGTCTCGTTGCCGTGCATCGTCTTCGTGTTGCGGTGCTTTTGAAGCTCTCCCATGGTGTCCGGGTCCTTTCGAGGACCCAGGGGCCGGCATTTCTAGCCCCCGGGTGTCCCTTGTTGGTTCAGGCCAGCTTGATGACCGCCGTCGCCGCGCCATTCGAGACGGCGAAGCACTCGAACGCCTCGGTGCGGGCCTCGATGCCGGCGTCCGAGGACTGCCGCAGGACGGCGTTGCCGTCCTCGTCGTCCATGTGCGGCGCCTGCCCCATCGACGGGTGATCGACCGCCTTCGGGTCGAGCACGTACGCCTCGCTGTTCGGGCAGTACTTGTCCGAGATGACCGGCAGCTCGACGCCATCGGCGTAGACCAGGAGGGCCTTGTAGCCCGTCCCGCCGCGGCCGGTGATCATCGTATACTGCTTGTCCTCCTGCGACGCGCTGAACTCGATGAACTTGTCCACCGAGACCACCGCCACGAGACGGTCCGCGTTGCCGACCGTCGAGCACAGGTTCGCCGCCTCGACCAGGCACTGGGCCAGCGACTTCCCCGTGGTGGTTCCGTCGATGATCCAGCCGAACAGGAAGCTGTTCGTCGTTCGGTCGTTCCCGAAGAACGACTCACCGCCGGAGGGAGCCGTGGTCGGCACCCAGGCGGGGAGACCCGCAGGACGGAGCCGCGCCGGAGTGGCGCTGTCCTGGCGATCGCCCTTCGTGAAAATGATGTCGTTCTGGGCGAGGCCCGCGATGGTGTTGAGCGCGACATCCATGTCGATGGTGCCCGCCGAGTAGTTCACCTTGGCGACCACGCCCGACTGGCCCGCGCGGAGCGTGTTGGCGCTGATCGTCTGGCTGAATACCAGCTTCATGCCCTTCACGAACCGGAAGGCCATCGAGCGATCGACTGCCGCCGTGCGCGGGTTGCCGAGCGTGATGGTCGTGCCGGCGCCGATGGCGTTAGTCACGGAGGCCAACTCGCCGAAGCCGGTCGTGAACAGCGCGACCGAGCGCCGGTGACCCGAGTACCGCAGGGCCGAGTCGATCTCGTGCCGCAGGACCGGAATCCAGCCGCCCTTGTTGTTTCGGGTGCGGGCGATCTGCCCCTTCGAGACGCTGGGCGCCTGGAAGTCGTCGCACCAGTCGACCTTGAACTGGAAGCCAGAGCTCTGGGCGTTCTGCCCGCGCTCCTGCGCCTCCGAAAAGGTCGCCGAGCCAGACGGGTTGTCACCGACGACCGTCAGGAAGTTGTACGAGTCGCCCGCACCGTCGGTGTGGTGCTTGACCAGGTTGAGCAGCCGGGAGCTGTTCTTGCTGATCGTGTTGATGACGACGTCGTTGGAGTAGAACCGCTTGAGAAATGCTGCGCCGGAAGTCGGATTTGCACCGGAAGCCATGGGCTACCTCGCGAGTTCAGACGCCGAGCTCTGCGAGGAGCTGGCGCTCGCGCTCGTCGGGGTCCAACGACAGCTCGTCCGCCTTTTGGGGCGAATCCGCGACGGGGACGCTCGAGAGCGACGTGGGGGCCTTCTTCGCTGGGGCCGTGCTCTGCTTCGCTGAGGGCGTCTCTTTCTTCGCGGTCGGTTCGGCCGCTGCGGCGGGCTGACGCTTCCCGTACCGCTTGGACTTTTCGAGCATCGCCCCGCGGGACTCTTCGACGGCTTGAGCCGCGGTGTCCCAGGGCAAGAGGGCGGGTTCGATGACCTCGCCCTTCTCGTTCTTCTTCGAATAGCGCTGGTAGTACCCGGCCATGACGCCGAGCACCTCTTCATGGAGGCCCATCGCGTTGACGAGGTCGAACCTCTCGTCCGCCTGGACCTTCGAGATCACACCGTTCCGCCACGCCGCGGTCTGCTCGTCAGCCTTCCGCTGCTTCTCGGCGGCCTTGTCGGCCTCCCAGTCGGCGCGGAGCCTGGCGCCTTCGCGTTCGGCGGGGGACTTCTCCTGCTCGATGAAGCCCTGGAGGGCCTTCTGGACCAGCGTCTCGCCGCCGTGGGCCAGCAGGAAGCCGGCGGGGTCTTTCTCGATGCTGGAGATCAGCTCGTCGTGCTTGCGCGCCTTCTCGGCGTACTGCTGGGCGCTTGCGATGGTCGCGCGGGCCTCGTTCTGCTGCTCGATGAGCTTCTGCCGCTCCTCGCCCAGCTTCGCGAAGCCGCGGCGGAGTTTGAGCGCCTCGGCGTCGGGGGCCGGTTCGGTCTTCGCCTCGACCTTCGCTGGCTCGGCGGGCTTTTCGGTCTTCTCGCCGTCCGCCTTCGCCTCTGTCGTTTCCGTGGGCTTCTCGGCTTCGGCCGCTGGCTCTCCGGACAGAACTTCGTCGAGGATGGTGTCTGCCGGATCGGCGCCGTCCGTGTCGACGAACGACACCGTCCGACCGTCGGAGAAGTCGACGGTCTTCCCGGCGGGCGCAGGAGTCGCGGCGGGAGCGCCCGCCTCGGCCAGCGCGACGGACGCGGCGACCTCCGCCATCAGGCGTCCTCACCCTTCGACGGCGGGGTGATCGAACCCTGCTGCGCCTGGACGAACTGCTGGGCGGTCGTGCCGGTGGCATAGTGGGCCGGGTTGGGGAGAAGCTCCGCCTCTTCCCAGTCCACGATTTCTTCCGGGGTGGCAAGATGCGTGTGGCCGGCCGCGACGAGGTTCCGCAGCCGCTCGGCGTCGTGGTAGTTGGTCACGCGGCGACGCTTCAGGACCGGGCCGCGGGCCGCGCGGTCCTTGGCGCGCTGCTGGCGAACGGCGTTGATGTCCTCTTCGACGTCCGCGCCGCGGGGAGTGGGCGGAGGCTCGGGGTCCGCGAAGTTGTTGTCCTGGACCGTCTCGACGAGGGTTTCCGTTGCT